TGGAAGATGGATTAAATGGTACGTCCTTTAATGTAAAGAGTGCCATAGTTAATACTAAGGCTGTTATCTACGATACAAAGGAAGATGCAGAGAAGTATGGCTTTGATTATTATCTCATAGACGGTAAAGAAAGGCCAATCTACATGAAGACGACAAAAGCAATTGAGTTCTTCCAAAGAGAAATTGATAAAGCAAATGAGTTACTTATGTTTATCAATAGTCAACCATATAACAAATTATAGAGCAATGAATACGTATCACAAGTTTGCGCCAAACGTATTTTTGGCAAAGTGCGATGAAAAGCATGAAAGAGGAGAAATGATTGATGTTACTACTAAGTACGGTAAAGAGAATGAATCAATTGTTTTCAACCTCGTTTTTGAGAAGGACGGTTTCTTCTACTACTCGATTGTAAGAGCAGACGGTTTTAATATTCAGGAATGGGCTAAACACAAAGCAGAACGCCGTTTGAATTGGGCTGCATCAGCAGAAAAGAAAAGCGAAGAATACTTCAATGCCTCTAACAAAGATAGAGATTTCCTTTCACTTGGCGAGCCAATTAAAGTTGGGCATCACAGCGAGAGGAGACACAGGAAAGCGATTGATGATGCTTGGAACAATATGGGTAAAAGTGTTGAGCTTAGCGATAAAGCTGCCGAACATGAAAGGGTTGCCAAGTATTGGGAAGAAAGAGCCAACACTATCAATTTATCCATGCCGGAAAGTATCGACTTTTACGAGCATAAACTTGAAGTTTCCAAAGAATACCATGAAGGTGTGAAGTCCGGCAAATATCCTCGTGAACATATGTACACTCTCACTTATGCTAAGAAAGCCGTAAATGAGGCGCAGAAGAATTATGAACTTGCAAAAAGATTGTGGGGAGATTTACATTAAAACAGTGATTTTTGCCCTATTTTATTTGAAAAACAAATAAAATATAGTATTTTTGAGGCACAAATAAGAGAAAATGGCGAAATTGAAGGAATGACAGAATGGAATTGTTAAGTAGCCGCCTGTCAGCGGTGAAGAAGGATGGACGTAAACAGTCTGGCAGCGTAGAATATCATCCGATTGCAAGTTTAAATCTTGCTTCCTTCAATTAGCTTTTATGGAAGATTGGCAGAGTGGCTTATTGCACCTGTTTGCTAAACAGGCAATCCGAAAGGATTCAGAGGTTCAAATCCTTTATCTTCCACAGTCTTGTATCAATGAACGCACCACTTTCGGAAATTTGAGGTTGTTATGGGAGCGACCGATATATGGAAGAAAGTAGTAGATTGAGAGAGTATGGTAGAAACCCATATAAGTCCAAAGGGTATCAATCGAGGTGGATTTCTGCAAAATCATGCAGCAGTTGACGGTGACAACATGGCGGTTCATAATGTTGGCAGCACGGAAAGACGTGCAAATGGTGGTATGGCGGAATTGGTAAACGCTTCATAAATCGGTTAAATAGGATTATCCTTAATTGAGATAACTTCATTCCGATAAGACTTCTTGGACGGAAGATGCAGGTTCAAGCCCTGCTACCACCTCAATGGGGAACGTTGTTTTTCGCTCTATTTTCGGATTCCTTCAATAAAAACATTGAAATGAGCGTGGTTAGTTTTTGTATCCCAATAAATAAAATAGTATATGGGCTGGCATATTGGAATGCTCTGCACACAGTCGGAAGTGTGTATGCCGGATTGTTACCGGTTCAGTCCGCAAACCTTAGTAGTGGTCAAGTGAAAGCAAGAACGAAAAAGCTTATGTAATTTACGGGTTGATGGAAATTGCCATCTGACACGACTGAAAGAAGCCGAAAGATTGCATAAGTGTTCTTGTGGGTAGCTTATAGATGATTGAATTTGTGTTTAAGCCTGTCGGAAATATGTCCGACAGGCATTTCGCAGAAAGTGTATGAAGTTGTACATAACCCCTAATAGTATGTCGAAAGAATATGATTATCTGATTGTTGGTGCAGGGCTAAGCGGCTCTGTATTTGCTCATGAAGCAAAGAGGCGTGGTTACAAATGCCTTGTCATAGATAAACGTCTGCATACTGGTGGAAACACTCGATGCTATAATGATAATGGTATAAACGTGCATCTATATGGACCGCACATCTTTCATACAAACAACAAAGAAGTTTGGGACTATGTAAATTCATTCGTTGAATTTAATGGTTTCACAAATTCCCCTCTCGCCTGCATTAATGATGATTTGTATAATCTGCCTTTCAATATGAATACGTTCTGCCAATTATGGAACGTGCATACTCCGCAAGAAGCCAAACAGCATTTAGACCATCAACGTGAAAAATATTCTCACATTGATTTCCCCGCAAATCTCGAAGAGCAGGCGTTAAAACTTTGCGGGGACGATATATACAACTTATTCATAAAAGGGTACACTCAAAAGCAATGGGGGCGTAAATGTTCCGAACTTCCTGCCTCAATCATAAAACGTATTCCACTTCGATTCATTTTTGATAACAACTATTTCAATGACCGTTATCAAGGAATACCCATAGGCGGGTACAACCGATTGACAAATTTGTTGCTTGATGGAATAGAAGTCAGGCTTGGCATTAATTATATACGAAATCGAAATGAGCTGAACCAGCTTGCAGACAAAGTTTTCTACACTGGGTGTATTGATGAGTATTTTGACTGCTCTTTCGGGTATCTTGAATATCGAAGTCTTAGATTTGAGCATGAACGATTGGAAGTAGACAACTATCAAGGGAACGCTGTGGTGAATTATACTGACGCAGAAACTCCATACACCCGGATAATAGAGCACAAGTATTTTGAGTTTGGCAACCAACCTCATACAGTTATCACATACGAATATCCAGATAAATACAACGGAAATAATGAACCTTATTATCCTGTTAACGATGAATCCAATAACGCTTTATACAAAAAGTACGAAGCGGAATCTAAAAGACATAGTTTTGTAATCTTCTCCGGACGACTTGCCGAGTACAAGTATTACGATATGGATGATGTAATTGAAAATGTATTGAAGTTATGGAAGTAACAATAAGATTTCAAAGAGTATCTGATGCTAAATATAGCTGGCAGATGCGTAAGGATAAAGACGTGTGGAAATATGCGATATGCGAAAGTCCATATTCACCGCTATCATTGGAAAGCGAAACTAACTTTTATGAAGAACAGATAGAAAGTTGCAATTGTCTCCGGTTTGCGATACTCGCAGATAGCATATATGTTGGCAATGTTTTCATAGATAGAATAAATAATTCAGCGTGCGGATTTGGAGAACTTCACACCCATATTCTCAACAAAGCCTTTTGGGGCAAAGGTATAGGCTATGAATGCAACCGCCTTACCCTTGAATATGCTTTCCGTATCGCCAAAATGAAAGGCATTTATCAATATATCAATCCCAACAATATTGCGGCATGGAAGAATGCTTTAAAACTTGGGTTTAAGGATATTGGTACTTCCTCTGCTAGACCTAATGTGCGTACATTAACCATAAAAAGAGAGCAATGGACAAAAGAATAGAAGTTATAGAATTGCCTGTTTCCGAGCTTAAAACAGAGTTTGGCAACCCACGCAAGCCGTTGAAGAAAAAGGCTAAGGAGAAATTGAAAGAATCGCTTGATAATCTTGGCGATTTCGGCGTGATAGTTATTGATGAAAACAATAATATCATATCTGGACACCAGCGTGTTTCTATCCTTAGGGATAATCCGGACACACAAGTTCTGTGCAAACGTCTTATTGGTTACAGCGAATCAGAGCTAAAGGCTATCAATATCAAAGCAAATACCCACGCTGGTGAGTGGGACATGGATAAGTTAGCTGAATGGACTGCCGACTTAAAGATTGATTTAAGTCTCGATTTAGGGAATCTAAATACGAAAGAAAGCAAGATTAAGGACATGGAACTTATTCGATATGAGAAGTATGATTATGTAATGATTGTATGCCGGAACGAGATTGACCACCTAAATCTTACTCGTGCTCTTGGAATTGATGATAAAAAGGTTCTTGTAACCAAGAATGCCACCAAAGAACGAAAGATTAAAGCACGTGCCATTTGGTACGATGATATAAAAGCTCAAATAACCCCTAAAAAAGAAAAGGAATGAAAGGTTTCAATGTACTACTTACGTGCTGCTCCATCCACGTAAAAGAAGTGATAGATTGTTTAAGAAACAATGAAGATGGTGTAAGTGTAAAAGTGTATGTTGCAAACTCTGTTGCAGCTAATCTTCCACCTGCAGAACTGTCAGATTGTAATTTTGTGGTTCCGGCCGTTAATGCGCCTGATTATATTGGAACACTCATATCTCTATGCAAGGAGCATGATATTTCAATAATTATGCCTACTGCTACATTGGAATTGGAAATAATGGCTCGCGCTAAAGATGAGTTTAAGCAGAATGATATTCTTGTATCTGTTTCTTCTATTGATAGTTTGCTGGTTGCCAACAATAAGATTGCTCTTTATGGTTACTATGCTGATTTAATGCCTAAGCAGATTATACCGAACAGTGTTTCTGATGTGGATGCTTTCGCCTCTATGTTCAAGTATAAGAACAGCTCTATCTGCTGCAAGGTAGATAATTTGTGTGGAGGTAAAGGTTTTGCTGTTGTTGATGACAAGAAAAGCAATGACACCTCTCTATTCAATAAGTTTGGAGAGAATAGATACATATCCCTACACGATTTGAAATCTATCGTTGGCAATGGTAAAAACAAGGTTATCCTCCAGCAGAGAATCGAAGGGATGGATTATACCGTTAGTGCGCTTGCTGACAAAGGAGTAGTTACTCATATCTGCGGTTATGTCGGCTACATGATGGCTTTCGGTTCTATCATGTACGGAGAAATCAAGCCTAATGATATGGCTTATGATATTGTGAAAAAGATTGTAGAGGAACTTTGGCTTGATGGTAATGTGGCTTTTGACTTCATCCTAAAGGAAAATGGAAAAGTCATACTACTTGAAATCAATCCACGCATCAACGCTTCACTCCCGTTTGTCCATCATGCCGGTTGTAATATGGCTTATCTTCGTTGTAAGCAGTTACTCGGTTATGATACTTCATCTGCATGTGAATTGAAACATGGATTAAAAATGAAGAAATTCTATGACACCCGATATTACGTTTAACATATACGTCATGTCGTATCAGCGACCTCACAAGATAATGACTAAGAACTGTCTCGAATACTGTACTTATGTCGTTAGAGAAGAGGAAGCTGATGCTTATAGGGATGCCGGCATAGATGATATGCTTGTCATTCCTAAAGAAGCTACGCTTGAATGTGGCGGCAAGGTTCATAGCTTCATGTCAACGTTATACTGGATTATTGAAAATACTCCGGAAAATGTAATATTTGTTGCCGATGATGATATAAAACATTTCTGTTACCGTCTTGACAACTATACTGCTATCACAGCTGAAAACTACCCCGACTGGAAAGAAAGAACTTGCGATGAAATACTCCGTATCGGTCAGCAACTTTATGATTTGAACCTTGGGCTTGCTTTTGATAATCCACAAATGGCTTTGTATGTGTATGACAAAGAGTTTTGCTTCAAAGGAATGCCCGGTCATGTTCGCTGGATTAACAAGAAGGATTTGAAGGCAAAGTATGACTTAGAAGACCCGGCAATATCCGATGTTGATATGATGTTACAGGAGTTGCTTATGAACAGAGTTGTACTTCTGCCTAAGTATTTCCATAGCTACGGTGTCCAAGCCTCCAATGAAGGAGGTACTACCATTGATTCCAAAAGGAATTACGAATATAGATGCGCAATGAAAAATAAATGGGGAAAGTATTATGATTTCGACTTTAGAAAAAATACAGCAAAGATTAATGTCAAGCGGTGATTTGAAAACACCTCTATACATTGCAGACAAAAGCGACTTCAAGCGGAATATAACCGATTTTATGGACGCTTTCAGGGAATACTATCCAAACTACAACATTGGGTATAGTTTCAAGACTAATTATTGTCAAGAGTTCATCAAGGTAGTCAAAGAGGTTGGCGGGTATGCAGAGGTTGTTTCTCCCAAAGAATATCAGCTTGCACGGAATTATGGATTTGATTATAGCCAGATTATCTATAACGGAGTTATTCCAGACTTAGACGATAAGATACGCTGTGCCAATCATGGTGGAATCGTAAATGTCGATAATGTAGGTGAACTTGGATCACTTATTGGAATGTGCACAGCACCGCTTGCGATTGGAGTTCGTCTAAATTTCGATATTGGTAATGGAGTAGTTTCGAGATTTGGAATTGATGTTGAAAGTAGAGGTTATCAAGAAATCATAGAATTACAACGAAGAGGATTGATAAGAGTAAAGTGTGTTCATTGTCATATCTCTTATGCTCGTGGACTTTCGTATTTCAAGAAGCGTGCAGAAATGATGGCTCGGTACTCAAAAGAACTTGGTGCCAGCATTGTTGATATTGGAGGAAACATGTTCGGTCGCATGGATGATAGCCTCATAATGCAATACGGTGAATATGTCCCATCGTATGAGGAATACGCCAAAGTTATTGGTGAAGTGTTTACAAGAGAGTTTCCTAATGGAGAAGTACAACTCATTACAGAGAATGGCACGCCGATAGTTTCCACTTCCATGTCACTACTTGCAACCATTATTAGCAAGAAAGTTATCAGAGGAAAAACAATGCTTGTTGTGGATTGTAAACGTGATGATGTTGGTTTTGTCTGCCATACGAAAAATCCACCTTGCAGGGGGCTTTCCAATGATAGCGATTATGTTGAACACGCTACCATTTACGGATGCACCTGTATAGAGAATGATATTATCCATCGTGATTATTCCGGTCCAGCTAATATTGGTGATAAGATTCTTATTTCTAATGTTGGAGCTTATGGTTGTAATGTTGCCAATTACTTCATAACTCCTAAGCCAAGATGTGTTTGTATTAATGATATATAAGCCGTTAAACCTTGTTTAATTCACTGNCCTTAGTAACATAAAAGAAAAATAAAGTATAATTTGAAAATAGGAGATAAGAAAATGAAGATAATCGAAGTTGAATATGAAAATTTAAAAGAAAGAATAAAAAAATACATTCTCTGGCACATGAACAGAAGTCTAAAACTAGCATTGAATACCAATGCTGAATATTGGGGGAAAAGATGCTCTGAGAAATTCGGTTATGCGTTTGATGAGTGCATGTACTGGATCAGAAAATTTGATTGGAAAGTAGATGGAATATCATATTGTGCAAAATACGGGACATTAAGTAAAGTTTATTGATTATGGCAAATTCATTATATACCCAACATGGTCACAACATGTTTGAGGTTTCATCCCTCATTCAGAAAGCAATTCGCAGAAGTAACACAGATTACGCCTGCTATGCTGCCAACGAATTGGCGCCACGATTTAGAAACTATCTGTGGAAGCGATTGCTCTGTGTTTCAGCAGAGGATTGTTATGACCTTGTTACGAATAAGATTGTAGCACTCAAACAAGCTGATGATGCACAGAATTGGCAGAATAAATCATCTTTATTCATTGAAAAGGCTATCGGTATTCTTCTCGCTACAAGAAAGAACCGTGATGCCGATTACTTCGCTTGCAACCTGCTTAACTCAAGAGATAGAATTGAGTTTGACAAAGATGAATATGTCGGAAGCAATGCAGGATGCTACACCAAGAATGGACACGATATGTTTTTGGTTGCCGGATTATTGGAGCGTTCCATAACAAGTAATGATGATGTTAGAGCCGGTTATTTAGCCAACGAGCTAATGGTTAGATACCGTGAGTTTCTTTGGAAGCGTATTGTTTCCATTGCCTGCAATCTCGGCTATCAACCTGTAACGAATGAGATTGTCGCATTAAAGAAGGCTGATGATATGCAACCTACCACTTCGCCCAAATCTTCCATTTTTGTAGCAAAGGCTATGACTATTCTTTTGAAGGTAGTCAAGTACGGTCGCTGCGATTTCTATGTGAATGATTTTGCTTACCCAGTTGTGTGTTTGAAAGACTATGATAGTCTCCACATGATGATACCGGATTATGTATTTGACTGCCATACTCACAGGGGAAAGCAGATGGGAAAAACGAAAAAGGAGTTTATCGTTGTGGAACAATCAGCTTTAACTCCATGCTATGAAGGTGAATATAATAAATCTTCTTGGGATAGATATTTCTATTTGGAAAAGAATGGATTTTTCGATAAAAATAACATCACGCCGCGCCCAGATGAAAATCGAATGAAAGAGGTTGTTGATGGATGTGTGCAACAGTCATTGTTTGATTAAAAAACGATATATTCTAATGAAAAATTATCAGTTTGAAGAAATAACGTTTTGGCTATCACTAATTGCGTGTTTGTTAGCTTACAATGCTGGAATCTTGTGGATTGCCAAAATACTTGTAGGGATAAGTGTAATAAATCTTGTTAGTGCAATTGTCATGGCTTGGATAGATGTAAAACGTAGAATTAACAACAAATGAGAAAATTAGAGCATATCGCCACCATTGATTTCTGCTATTTGAGGTTAGAACAGCTAAATCAAAAATTATCTCAACCTAAATCACCAATATAAGTAGCTATTGATAATGCTTGTGGATATGACCAATTGAAAGAAATAAAAGACGAAGCATTGTCTCTCGTAGAACAAATCATTGAAAGCAAGAAAGCTATTGATGCCAATTATGCAGGAGATGAAAAGTTTCTCGAATTATTAAAGATGTATCATTAAAAGACACATATATGGGAAAGAAGGAAAGACAAGAGCTGTTCTTGAAAAATTTAAAAGAAGGGCAAGGCATTATATCATACGCTTGTGATATGACTGGAATCAGTCGGGCTTGCTATTATAAGTGGATTGATAATGATCCTAAATTTAAAGAAATAGTTGAAGAGATAAATGAAGGTATTATTGACCGTGTTGAATCTAAGTTACTGAATGCCATTAACAACGATGATTTGACAGCAATCATCTTCTATCTTAAAACTAAAGGTAAGAAGCGTGGGTATATTGAACGTGTCGAGCAGGATGTTAATGTTAATCCGTTTGAAAGTTTAATGAAGGAGCTGCCAGACGATCCGGAATAACAATGAAGAAAGAGAGTAAGGGCATACGGTACATGAAACGATGGCGTGCTGATTGGAATACGTTTGTGCGTGATGTTTTAAAGGCTCGCTTAGACAAAGAGCAGCAGGATATTATCACGTCTGTACAATTCAATCGCATGACCGCTGTTGCCTCAGGCACAGCTCGTGGCAAAGATTTTGTGAGTGCCTGTGCGTGCCTATGCTTTATGTATCTTACTCCACGTTTCGATAAAAACGGAAAACTTGTTGAAAATACAAAAGTGGCTATGACAGCTCCGACTGGTCGCCAAGTAGAAAACATTATGACGCCAGAAGTCCGAAGGCTTTTGAGAAACGCAGGATGTTTACCCGGTCGTCTTGTGTCTAATGATATTCGTACCAACTACGAAGAATGGTTCCTAACCGGCTTCAAGGCTGACGACAGAGCGACCGAAGCGTGGTCCGGTTTCCACGCTGTAAACACCATGTTTGCCGTAACAGAAGCATCCGGTGTATCTGAAATCATCTATAACGCTATTGAAGGAAACTTGCAAGGTAACTCTCGTCTGCTTATTGTATTCAATCCTAACATAACGACTGGGTATGCAGCTAAGGCCATGAAATCAGACCGTTTCGCAAAGTTCCGCTTAAATTCCCTTAATGCAGAAAATGTAGTCAAGAAAAAGAATGTTATTCCTGGTCAAGTGGACTACGAATGGGTAAAAGATAAGGTTGATAACTGGTGTACTCCAATCAAGAAAGAAGATTTCAATGCTGGAGAAGGTGATTTTGAATTTGAAATTGAAGACAGTGGGATATTCAAAAAACAGTTATTTCGCCCTAATGATCTATTTCGCGTTAAGGTTCTTGGTATGTTCCCTAAGGTTTCCGAAGATGTACTTATCCCGTACGAATGGATTGAGATAGCTAACGAGAACTGGAGGCGTTTACAGGAAGATAACTTTATTCCGAGGAAAAGCAGCAAGCTTGGTGTCGATGTTGCCGGTATGGGGCGTGATGATAGCGTGCTATGTCCCAGATATGGCAATTATGTCCCAGACTTTGAAGCACACCAATCCGCAGGAACAGCCGACCACATGCACGTTGCAGGAATGACTTCTAAGTATCTTGATAAGAAAGGCACTAAAGCGTTTATAGATACTATTGGTGAAGGAGCTGGCGTGTTTTCTCGTTTGCAGGAACTTGGATATACTAATGCTTTTTCTTGCAAGTTTTCGGAAAGCGCACATGGGCTGAATGATATTACCGGTGAATACACCTTTGCCAATATGCGAGCTTATTTGTTTTGGGCTGTACGTGATTGGTTGAATCCAAAGAATGGGTTTGGGGCTGCTCTCCCACCCTGTGATAAACTAATGGAAGAGGCTACTGAAACGCATTGGAAGTTTATGAGTAATGGGAAAATTATCATTGAACCGAAAGAAGAAATCAAGAAACGAATTAAGCGTTCCCCTGACTGGTTCGATGCGCTTGCGAATACATTCTACCCACATGATTATTTAACTGTTAGTGATGAAGAGATAATGAAAGATTTTTTATAAATTTGTAGGACTATAAAATAAAAGAGTATGATTGATGCAAAAGAATTAAGAATAGGGAACTATATCCAATTGAGAAATAACCATGTTATGGTTGGAGGCATTCCGAATGTGTATAAGTTGCTTATACCCGGAGAACAGTATGCTGTAGAGGTTAAAGAATTTGAGCCCATTCCGCTTACTGAAGAACTTTTTTTGAAATGTGGGTTTAGATTTGAATATGATAGCTTTTGCAATGGTATCGAATTATCATATGGCATCTCTCTTTATAATACCAAAGATGAAGACAAAAATAAATTATTCATATCAGTAAACAACGCTGAATATGCGATATCTCATATTCCTATAAAGTATCTGCATCAGCTTCAAAACATCTACTATTATTTAACCGGTAAAGAATTGGAGGTTTCATTATGAATAAACAAGGTCCATTATTATACAAAATTGCTTGTGAGAAACCGCCCCTTCTAAATGACAAGGTAGGTTTAAAAGATATATACAATAAATTTATCAACGACCCCATTAGGCTTTCATATATCAAAGAAATACAAAAACTATTAGATTGCTCTATTCCTTTTTTTCTTGTTGATAAAATCAATAATACGATAGAAACTAAGTATGATAAGGAAACTACGAGAGCGCTCAATAAAATTAATAAAGATTTGAGTGAATACCTTGTTAGTACCTATGGAGAGTATTTATCATTCACTATTAAAGAAGATAATAAATGAAGCAACAAGATTTAAACCGCATTGCAATATTTTTAGGACAGAAGCTTCCTATTCCATCGCAAGAACACATTGCCGATACCATCAAAAAGATAGAAGCAAGGTTACTGGAAAAGAAAATAAACAAGTTTGTAAATGCTTCCGTTAAAGAAGGATATACTAAGGCTTTGGAAATCCTCAAAAACAATGATGTTGGATTCTCTCAATACGATGAACTAAAAAGCATGCAGTCAAAATCAATCGCAGCTATTGCATTGGATTATCTGAAAGGAGATTGTGCACAGGAAGTTTTGTGTAATGTTCCTATAAAATAGCCTATATTTATTTGTTTTTCAAATAAATAATTAACTTTGCAAATACGAAGCATATCACGGTGTGAAGGAGCACCGCACTCAAATTATGGACGAAATAACTGCAATACTTGACAGCGGAAGACCCGTTGACGATGTTATCAATGACTTGAAGAATAAGTCTGTGGATGTTCCAAAATGGAGCAAGCTATTGAAACACTATGAACCTACTAAGCATGACATAGTAGATGACAAGAAGAATCGAATAGATAAAGTGCGCTCTGATGGGCGTGTAGAAAAAGCGTCCCGTATCTATATAGGTCTTGAAAAACTTCTCACTAAACGTACCACTGAATTTGCCTTCGCCATTCCCGTTAGACGTGTTTACCATAATACAGAAGATAACGATAAACGCCAGCAGATAGCTAAAGCCATTGAAGCGATATACAAGTATGCCCGTATTGATTCTGAAAACATCAAACGTGGCAATGCTTATTTTGCATCCTGTGAGATTTTCACGATGTGGTATGCCGTCGAAAAGCCAAACTCATTATATGGTTTTAACAGCAAGTACAAATTGAAATGCAAGACGTATTCACCTATGGATGGGGTTGAGCTATGTCCTCTGTTCGATGAATTAGGTGATATGCTTGCCATGTCGTTTGAGTACAAGAAGAAGGTCAATGATGAAGAAGTTACTTACTTTGAAACATATACCGCTGATAGACATTTCAAGTGGAAACAACAAGGTAATGGATGGGAAGCAATTGCCGAACCTCAAATCATAAGGTTACTAAAGATACCTGGAGCCTACAATTTTCGCCCGGAGCCAATCTATCACGGATTGACACACATCCGTGAGGAAATAGAATATACACTGTCCCGTAATTCTGATGTGATAGCCTACAACTCGGCACCTGTATTAAAAGTAATCGGCAAGCTTGTTGGCAATGAGGACAAGGGTGAATCGCAAAGATTGTACCGTCTTGAAAGTGGTGGTGATGTCGCTTATGTTTCATGGTCGCAAGCCATCGAAGCATTGAAGTACCACGTGGAAACATTGTTGAAGCTCTTCTTCATGCAAGGACAAATGCCGGACCTTTCATTTGAGAATATGAAAAGTCTTGGTAACATTGGTTTTGACGCAAGGCAAATGATGCTGTCCGATGCTCACCTAAAGATTGGCGATGAAGCCGGTGCTTGGATTGAGTTCTTTGAGCGTGAATGTAGCGTTATCAAAGAGTTCTTGAAATTTATGAATGCTGATTGGAAAAGCGAGATTGACAATATAGAGGTTGAGCATATTATCACCCCATTCATTCAGAATGATGAGGATGCTTTGATTAGCAGGGTTCAAAAAGGGAATGGCGGTAAAGCTATCTTTAGCCATCTCGAATCTATCCGTATGGCAGGATATTCTAACGATCCGGCTGAAACATTGAAGCAAATACAAGAAGAAGACAAAGCCGCCCAACAGGCAAGGGTGAATAGTTTGTTTGAAGGCGTAGAATAATCATGCAACAAGAAACTTAAAAGATAATCACCATGAAAACAAGAATATCAAACTGGCTTATCAAATTAGCCGAGAAAATCAATCCACAAGAACGGTTTAGTAGCATAGAGAAAGTCGATAACTATGAAGCAAAGAGATTGGGAATCGGATTTGCAAAGTCAAAGAAACAAATAAAACTTTATCGTAAAGAAAAAAAACATAGTGAAGGCTTGTCTAATCGAAAGGCTGATGAAATGTTAACCAGAGAATTAAAAGCCGAAGTCCGTCAATCTATCATTCGTGCTATTGACGAAAAAGGATTGATTGAATATTCTGTTGAAAAAGTTGGTGAACAACTTCATGTGACAGGTGAACTTAAAGTGTACATTAAAAAAGAATAAGCATGAAAGTTCCAATAGATAACATGAGTTTTGATGAAAGTGAATATCGTAGGGGCGATAAAGTTTGGAAGGCTCAAACACTCTACGATTTCGCTAAAGCAAAAGAATACCTAGTACTTGATATGCCATTGTGGAATATAGATTTGACTACAGAAGCGTTTGAGTGTAGCCAGCTTCATAGCTTCATAGCTTCATTTTTCAATGTAAGCGTGTTCGTGATTGTTCTCTCGAATATCCTATCATATTGGATGAAGTAGGACAAATAGCTGATGGCTATCATCGCTTATGTAAGGCTATCTTGGAAGGGAGAGAAACGATTAAGGCTATTCGATTGCTTGAAATGCCTGCACCAGATAGAATTGAGGAATAATGGCAAAGAAAGTTGTTCCTAAATCTAAGTATCATTGCCGAGATTGCAGGCATTCGTATGATTGGCATGAGAAAGATTGGAAAGGTGATGTTTTCATGTGTCGTTGTAAGTTTTCTCAATGGAGTAAGTTTTTGAATCGTGATATATGTGAGAAGTTTGAGAGGAGATAGTTTATTATATGGCAAAGCCTAAGATTCCAAATCAAAAGAAGAAATATCAGGAACTCAACAACCGGCTAAACAGATATGTCGCTCTTGTTGAGCAGATATATGATACTCTCAATTTGGAGGTTGCCAAAGTTACGCTGAATACCGAATACGATGCTGATAGTGGAACTGTTTTCAAGTTTTCTGATTATCCTCAAACCAACAAGGCTATCGCGGACATTCAAGCGCAGTTTGTCAATGACATTCATGCTGTTATCTATCGTGGTACTTCTGACGAATGGAAGAATAGTAATGAGGTACAGGACTTAATGGCTGATAAGGTCTTGAAAGCCTACACCTCCACTATTGATAAGCAAAAGTACAAAGTCCTCTATCAAGCCAATTCTGGTGTGCTGAAAGCATTTCAGAACCGCAAGGACAGAGGGCTTAATGTATCGGCTAAACTCTGGCAACAATCCACTATCTATAAGGAGGAATTGGAAGCTGCTATTTCCTGCGCTATTCAGAAAGGAGCAAGTGCTATTACCCTAAGTAAGCAAATATCCAAATATCTCCTCGATTTTCCATCGCTGCAAAAAGACTACAAAGAGAAGTATGGAAGTGCAGAACATTTGAAGGATTGTGAATACCGTTCTATCCGGCTGGCTCGTTCTGAAATCAATATGGCTTACCGGACCGCCGAAAATGAGAGATGGAAACAGATGGATTTCGTTGTAGGCTATGAAATCAAGCTAAGTGGGAGTCATCACCACCGTATGCCTCATGGTGATATATGTGATGTGCTTGCTGGGAAGTATCCCAAAGATTTTATATGGACAGGTTGGCACCCGAATGACCTTTGTTATAAAATCCCCATCCTCAAAACATATGAAGAGTTCTGGCAATGGGATGAAAGAAGCGAATTTACAACAAACAGCGTAAATGAGGTTAAAGATGTTCCAGGCGGATTCAAGAAGTGGTGCATAGACAATAAACCAAGAATCGATACAGCAAAAAAGAATGGTACTCTTCCCTATTTTTTAAAAGATAATAAATCTCGTATTGATAGTCTTACAAATTCAATTCTCATTCCAAGGGAATTAGCTGTTGATTATAAGTTGTTTTCTGCGTATTCAATCATTAATAATGGTGGCTGTTACTCAGATATAAAAAACATTTACAGTAAGAGAGATGCAGCAGAATGGTATACTTCAAGTATGAGAAGAGAATTTAAATCTAAGCATGGATTTGTAGGTGCTGAGGAAGAACTTAAAGCGTTTGATGATTATGTCTGGTCTCCCAAGAATGAAGAAATTAGGGATGGTAAAATAAGTGACGAGTTGAGAAAACGAAATAAATTGATTGATAGCCTCATTAAGAAAAATACATTAAAAGAAGATGTAGTTGTTTTTCGTGGCACCCAAAGTCATGCTTACGATAACACGTCTTATGTGTCTACAAGTATGAATCCCCTTACAGCCGCAAGCTTTGTAGAGAAAAAGGGATCAAGAAACGCCTTAAAGGCTTACATACTACCTAAAGGGACTCATTGTTATTTCAATTCAAGCGAAGGGGAACTTTTGTTGCCTATTGGATTTGATCTGAAAAAGGCAGAAGTTGTACTAAAGAAGAAATAGACTGTATAGAACTCTATGTTTTTAGTATACAATAAGCTGCTTACCAGTCGCTCTTTTTTTATTCGTTAAACCTTGTTTAACTCACTGACAATCAGCGATAAATCAGTTTTAGAAATTTGCACATATCATTATAAATCAGTACCTTAGTCTTATAAAAGAAAAGCAAAGTAATAACAATTAAAAGATATACGATTATGAGTTTTACGCTTAAAGACATTCCCACTTCACCTGTTGAATTTGGAAATCCATGCTGTCTTCCTTCCGTAAAAGATATAGCAAAAGAAAGTTATGAAAAATTTGACATGAAAGTTTGGCTTCCAACAAAAAAACAAAATTTACAAAGAGATTTGGTATGGAGTTTAGAACAAAAACAAGCCTTTATAATTTCAATACTACAAGGCAAAGCTATTGCTCCATTATCTGTTAATCTTAAATGTGATCATAATGTATATGAAATAATAGACGGCAAGCAAAGAATTTCAACCACTGTTGAGTTCTATAATAACAAATTTCCTATAATCATTAACGAGGTTGAATATTTCTTCAAAGATTTCGACTTATTAGCATTCACGCGCATCTCGTTATTTAATTTTTGCGCTTATCATCACATGGAGCATGAAAGGTGTCCTGATACGATTCTTACAGACAATCAAAAGATAGAATGGTTTCTTTATGTGAATAATACTGGAACTCCACAGCAAGATTATTATATTAATAATCTAAAAGATATTTTGGCACTCACTAGATAATATCTCTACACAAGTTGCGCAACTGGCTTAGTTTTCGATGCAAACCCTTTGAGAATGCGCCATCCGAAAGGAGAATCTGAAAGAGGTTATGAGTCTATGCAAGCTATATTGCATGGTGGCTATACATCTAAAAAATAGATGCTTTGATTGTTTTGCATTATAAATGATTGCACCCTCATTATGAAAACAGACTACATGACTGATAATGAGATAAAATATGCGCTAATTTATTTGAAATTCAAATAAATTGCGTATATTTGCGTTCACATAGCGTATGAAGATGTACGCCACGGAACTTGTCGTAAAAACTCATTGCTCTAAGAATGTTTTTAAGTTCTACGGAATAGTCTGCTGGCATACGTTGCTACGCAGACTATTTTTTTTAACAACTTAAAAAATCATTTCAACAATGGACAGAAAACAACAAGTTTTTGTAAAATTGAAACTTAAAGCGAAGGCGTTAGGGTTCAATGTAAAGGAATTAAAGGGTATTGCTGCCAAGATTGCCGATAACCTTACTTCCGCAGAAGAAGCCTCCGATGAAGACGTAAACGCAGAGATAGATACTGCTATCGATGGGGCTATGTCTTATCTTTCCTTCGGTCAGTCACAAGCCAATCGTTTGCTTGATGAATGGAAGAAGAATCACCCTGAAACCGATGATGATGAAGAGGAGGAAGAAGAAGCTCCAGCTAATCCAAAACCGGGTTCAAACAAGAAAAATCCCAAGAACAAAGAAAAGAATGACGAAGAGCCAAGTTGGTTTAAAACGTTTCGCGAACAGCAAGAAGCTCGTATGACAGCCTTAGAGGGGGACAAAGTTACTACCTCTCGCAAATCAAAGCTCGAAGCGGTTTTAAAAGATACCGGCACATTTGGAACTCGCACATTGAAAGGTTTCTCCAAGATGAACTTTGAAAATGATGAAGAGTTTGAAGATTTCCTTTCCGAAGTTACAGAGGATTTAAAGACTTACAATCAAGAACGTGCAGATGCCGGTCTTTCCACAATGGGAATACCACCAGCAGCCGGAGGAGGTAAGCCGAAAGAAGATGAGCCGTTCAGCGACAACGAAATTGACGCTATGGCTGATATTTTGTAATAATTAAAATCAAAATTTAAAATGGTTACAATTGATGTAGGTTCTATGGAATCGTTTGGGTTTGGAAACGATCCGATCGTTATCCGCAGGTATATCGCAGGAATACAAGGCGGAAAGGTACTTGATATGACTGGATTCACGGATGATTATATCCGTGCAGGGCATATTGCTATTAGAGATACTGAAAAAGATGTGTATAAACCAATGCCTGTAAGTGACGGTGCTTATGGTTCTCTTCCCGAAAAACATGAGTATGTCGGTGTTGTTGCTGCTACAAAATCCGCTAAAGAGCCTTTTGTTAGCATTATGTACAATGGTGAAGTGAATGATGTTGCAAGTCCTTATCCCATTGATGGTGTTAAGGATGCTCTGAAAACTGCCGTTCCAACACTGGTATTCAAACACGATTAAGAAAGGAGGACTAATTTATGAATGAATCATTATTTCAGAAATACGTTGCCAAGTTTTTCCCTAAACTGCAACGATTAATTGAGAAAGTAAATGGTAAGAGAGATAAGAATCTTACCTATCTTCACAAGGGTGAGGGTGCAATGTTGCGCCAGGAATATTCACCGGATAACAAGTGGGAAAGCACTAGCGTAAACACCACTTATGTTGCAGCTGACTTTGTGGCTGTTGATTCCGAATTACCAATCAAAAGCCGTGACAGCCTTGCATCTGCCAACGGTAAACTTCCGAAGATTGGTATGTCTAAGATTCTTAAGGAATCTGACATCAACAATATCAATGTAATGGAGGCGCAAGGTGGAAACGCTCAGATTATCGCAAGAAAGCTCGCCAACGATCCTGTTGCTTGTTCCGTCGGTATTGATGAAAGAAATGAGTATAACTTCTTGTTTGCTCTCTCTAACGGGTATGTTGCTATCAAGGACGAGGACAACCCGAATGTTTTGATGCGCTTGAAGTTCAATTACCTCAAGGAAAACACTTTTGGTGCAACCGTTAAAGACCAAATTTCACTTGCCGACATTAAGCGTGTTATCGAAAAAGCTGATGCAGACGGAAATACCATTATTCAAATTTGTATTGCCAAGTCTGCCTATGACAACCTGCGACAAACCAAAGAAGCAAAAGAGCTTGTTGCTAATTACAATGGAACTACATTCACCAAAGATACTATTCTTCCTGTACCCTCTGGAAGTAAATTTAACGAAGCTTTTGCAGATGATAACAACGGCATCACTTTCAAGATTATCAATCGCTCTGTTGTTCTTGAAGAGAATGGGAAGAAGACACCGAAGAAGCCGTGGAATGCTAGCCGCTTAATCTTCATTTGCAACGATGTAGTTGGTACATTAGTTTATGGTCGCCTTGCCGAACAGACTAATCCAGTCAAGAATGTAATCTACAACCTTGTTGACACATTCAAGTTGATTTCCAAGTATTCATTGGTGAATCCGTTACGTGAGATTACTTCTGGACAGGCTTTCGTTGCTCCAATTATTGAAGACGTAGACCAAATTTACGTTTACGATATTTCCGAAGCGCAAACTGTTGATACAACCGAAGAAACCAAAGATACCACTGATGTCAAAATCACCATCTGGGGAGCGACTTACAAGAAGCCGGAGTTCATTGCTGAATTGAAGAAAATCGCTACCGAGCGTATTGCTTCCAACATTGGTGATGACAAGCTGATTGAAAAAGTCAATGCATTAAATGACGAACAGGAAGCCGCTTTGAAAGCTGCTGTTGAATCCCATAAAGCAACTGCGTAAGCCATGAAGACAGTCCTGCAAGCACTGAAAGATGAAGTCCACTACAAATTAAGTAGTGGCTTCTTCGAGAATCGTTTACTTGAACGAGAACTTAGTGGCAACGATGAATGCACTGCCGAAGTATTAAAAAACAAACAGTTCAAGGGTGCTGTTGCCGATTGTCTTGCAAGCCTTATTCAAGCTCCCAACTACACAGAAGGAGATGTTTCATTCAGTCAGACAGACAAAGATAAGATATTGGCTATCGCCAACTCCATTTATCGCTCCATCGGAGAGGTTGAAAAGTGTGTTGGCGAACCAACTGTTTACATAGGAGGATAATATATGATACTTGATGACAGACCTCATAAACTACAATTTCTCGTTGACACTCCCGGATATGAGGATGATAACGGAGATTACCATCAAGGCGAAAGCCATTATGAAGGTAATATTCCATGTCGCCATGTTCCAAGCGGAAAGGCGGAAGAGAGAGAGTTTGAGGATGGCGTTGTCAGAACGTATTCAGCTGTAATCCGTCTTGATGCTGATTGCAAAGAGTTTTCCATTGGTGAAAGAGTGAAGATATTCCTTCTTGGAGGTATAGAGCGTGAATATGGATCTAAAGGTTTTCATCGTTACCAAACTCATGCAAAGTTATGGGTTGGAAAATGACTACACCAATGAGCGAGATAAATGCTGCAATCCAAGCAGAAGCAAAGCGTGTGGAGAAACTTACCATACGCACCCTTTCCTATCTTGGAGAGCAGTGTGTTATCGAAGCAAAGGACAGACCGCAGGAATCCAGCTGGTTTGACCAGTCAGGGAACTTGCGTAGTTCTATCGGCTACGTTATCGTTCATAATGGGAGAATCATTCAGTACTCTGACTTCAACCAAGTAAAGCAAGGTTCAGAAGGCGTAAAGACTGGAAAGGAGTTAGCAGAAGAACTTGCAGATGAATACTCAAGTGGTTATGCGCTTATCGTTGTTGCTGGAATGAACTATGCCGAACTTGTAGAGGCTATGGACAACAAGAACGTACTCGCTTCTGCTGAATTGTTTGCAAGGCAGGAAATGCCTAAGATGATGATGAAACTTACCACGCAAATAATAAGGATTGCAACATGATGAAGTCTGACATTGAAATCAAGGATGATATTTACAAGTTCATCAAAGGCTCAGCTCTCGAAAAAGCTGTTACCGGGAGATTAAAGAAAACAAGAAGACCTAAAGATTCCAATTTAGAGGATATTGTTATTTCAATTCTCGATAATGAGGCTGGTCAGATACAAGAAGCTTTTGTAAATGTAAATATCTACGTCCCCGATGATATTCGAGACGGACAAGCAGAAGAAAAATCAATCCGCTTACGTGAATTGTGTGCAATTGCTTATAACCTTCTCGAAGTAGGGCGTGGGGAAAGCTACCGCTTCACGCTGGACAAACAAAGGGTGCTTGAGGTGAACGGTAAAAACGAGCATTTCATCAATAATAAATTATTGTATAAACAAGTAAATGAATAAAGATTATGGATCTATCATGGGGGAAACCCACTATCAAAATTGGTATGTTAGGAGCTAATAATGCTGCTCCTACTACGTGGATTGATATTCCTACTCCGGTAGAGAATTCAACAAAGTTGACACCTACAAAAGGCACAAAGAAAGAAGCAAAGATTGAAGGTGGAGAGAACGAAGCTATTAAGTATTCAGCTAATACTTATGCTTTCGAGTTCGAAATGCGCTCAGGCAATGGTCGTGCCAAACCTGTTGACGATGTAGATGGTGTTATTGCTGGTGAATATGCTGTGAAACTCCAACCAGAAAACCCAACGTCTGAGGGTATTGTTATAGACCGTTCCGTAATGTCTCTTGAAGAAACATACGATGCTGAAAACGGAACGAAATTGAAATACACATTTGACGTTCTGAAACCAGCAACAGGTAATCAAGTAAAATTCCAAATCGTAAATTTTAGCGGTGCCGGTAGCCTTAAAGTAGTCATCTCTGATGATGGCGGAACCGGCCTGTGGAAACTATCCACTGAGACAGATTGGCACAAAAGCGGTGTACAAGTAACAACTTCTACAGGGAGTGTTACCATCCAATATAAAGACGTAATAGGTAAAACAAAGCCTACGCAAACTTCTGCGACAATAAAAGCCGGAGAAGTCGTTGAAATAGCCGCGAAGTACACAACTGCTCAAAGATAATTTTTTCAATTGAAGAATGGCAAGCGGAAAGACGCCCTTTGCTGGTAGGAGGATAAACCGGCCTTATGCGGAATTTGTGTAGTGATAGCACATATAACATCCTGTTGTAAAGCGATGGTTTGAATCCATCAATCCCGCTCTAACTAAAGGTTGCGTTATGGAAGATAAAGAACTCATAGAAATGAACATAGCCGACACCATCATTGAAAGACCTGTCGGTTTTAATGTTGGCAGTCGGAGTTTTTTTATATACCCCCCGACATTAGGAAAAACGTATCTCCTTGCAAGATTACTGAAAGCATTGGATGCCAACGATAGAGTAATAGCCTTAAATCCATACATGGAAGCATTAAGGCTATGTAATGAGAAGAAAGATATTGTCTGCCGTATCTTATCCTACTATACTCTCAATAGCAAGGCTGATGTTCTTAGTAACTCAAAAGTAGACTACTGGTCCAAATGGTTTGAACGAAAATTGAACGAGGAAGAACTTGCTACTATCTTTGTTCTTATCCTTTCCAGTGACAATACAGAAGAATACATTAAATACTTTGGTATAGACAAAGAACGTCAAGAGCGTAAGCGTATTGCTAATGTCAAGAAGGATAATAGTAGCATCACTTTCGGAGGAAACAGCGTATATGGTACATTGATTGATTTCGCCTGCCAACGTTATGGTTGGACGATGGATTATACGGTATGGGGTATTAGCTATGCCAATCTGAAGATGCTCATGGCTGACGCGATTACCACCATATATTTAAGCTCTGACGAAATGAAACAGCTAGGTAAATCTAATGCTAAAAACTGTATAAATGCCGATGACCCAAAGAACAGAGATTTGATTAAGGAACTTTTAAAAGATTGACAAACCAAGCGTATGATGTCATACGCTACCATGATAGATCGAAAAGACTATGGCAGGATTGCATTTTGATATAACAGGTGACAACTCTAACTTCATGCGAAAGTTAGATGAAGCCCGCAACGGAGTGCGGACCACCTCTAAGCAAATTGAGGAAAGCGGAGTAAGTGTCGAACAAATGTTCCGGCGAATGACCACTGCTGTCGCTGCATTTGGTGCTGGATTCACCGCACAGCAATTTGTATCTCAAGTTACTAAAGTGCGCGGAGAGTTCCAGCAGTTGGAGGTCGCTTTCAACACTATGCTTGGAAGTAAGGAGAAAGCAGATGTATTGATGTCTCAACTTGTAAAGACTGCTGCCATCACTCCGTTTGACTTACAAGGTGTCGCCAATGGTGCTAAACAGTTGCTTGCATACGGGACTGCTGCCGAAGACGTAAATGGAACATTGGTAAGACTTGGAGATATTGCTGCCGGTCTTTCAATCCCTCTTAATGACATTGTATATCTGTATGGTACTACCATGACACAAGGGCGTTTGTTCACTCAAGACTTACGCCAATTCCAAGGTCGTGGTATTCCTTTGGCTGATGAACTTGCAAAACAGTTTGGGGTAGCAAAAGATAATGTCGGTGAGCTTGTTACGGCAGGTAGGGTTGGTTTCCCCGAAGTGCAAAAGGCTATTGAATCTATGACAAATGAAGGTGGAAGGTTCGGCGGTCTTATGGAAGCTCAATCTAAAACTATATCCGGTCAGATTTCAAATATTGAAGATGCCATAGCTACCGCATTCAACAAGATAGGTAAGGATAATGAATCTATTATCAATAGTGTGCTATCCGGCACAGCTTACCTTGTTGAACACTGGGAAGATGTTGCCATTGCCATAAGTTCTGCCGCTGTTGCATACGGAACATACAAGGCTGCTGCTATGACTGTCGCTGCCGTACAAGGAGCGGAAGCCACGTTAAAGATAGATGCCGAGATTGAAGGTTTGCAATCGCTGCTCGTCGTTAAAGAGAAATCTAAAAATGCGGATTTAGAAGCCGCGGTTGCAAGTGGAACGCTTACTGAAACCAAGGCAATGCAACTCACATCATTAAGGGAAGAACTTGCTACTCGTCTGTCTATTCTTAAATTGAAAGAAGAGGAAGCCATAGCCGAACAAGCATCCGCTTTGTCTGCTTTCAACGCTGCCAAGCAAACATCTGACGCTGCTAACGATAGACTTGAAAAGATGAATGCTTTGTATGAAGCTGCACTAACGCAAGGCGATGCTTCTTACGAACAATATGCTATGGAGCAGTTACAGACTGCTTCTGCCAATGCTAACACCGCTTCCACAGCATTGAATACGGCTGAAAAGAATCTAAATGCTGCATCATCCAAAAGAAAGGCTGCATCTGAGGCTGTTGATACAATGGCTACGCAAGCAAATACTGTTGCTAATCATGTGAATACAGCTTCAATGAATATAATGAAGTTGGCTGGTATCCAGTTAACCACAATGTTAAAGGGTATGTGGGCTACATTGATGGCTAATCCTCTCATGCTTGTTGCAGGTGCTGTGGTCGGACTTGGATATGCTCTTTATAAAGTAGTCACTGCTGAAACAGAAGCCCAGACAGCAACTCGTATGTATAGTGAAGCACTTGATGAACAAAAAAAGAAGCAAGAAGAATATAAAGAGAAAATTGATTCTCTGATAAAAGCTATTGATGATAACAATAAATCAGAAGGTGAACGTTTACAGGCTTTTGAAGCATTGAAAGCCGAATATCCAACCGTACTTAGTAATCTTCTAACTGAAGCTGAGTATTTGAAAGAGATTACAAAGTACAAGAAGCTCATTGCGGAAGAAGATAATAACAGGTCCAGACAATCTGATGTTGAAATACTTGAAGAAGCTAAACGCAAACTCAAATATTACCAGGATGCTCGTAAGAACGGCACTTCTACAACTTTGGTTGATATGGATGGCAACGGATGGTCTTCAGATAATGTTGAAGATGCAATAAAAGCACAACTTGAGATTGTCAAAAAGGCCACTGCAAAGGTTGCTAGTCATGATGCTACCGCATTTCTTGGAAATATCAAAGATATGGAGGATGATGATATAATTTCTGTCATTGATGGTATCAACAATGCATTAAAATCTCTTGGGAAAAGCGGAGATGACGCCATTGCTATAGTATCAGAGCTTGGTGGGGAGTTTTCAAAATCTCAACTATCGTCTATCAAAAATGCACTTGAAACAGAGCATAAATCTCGTTCTGGAGATAAAAAAACTGGAGAAGAATGGCTGGCAAGTTATAAAAAAACGTATGAAGATGCAGAAAAAGCATACAATGACTTCTTGAACTCTAAACAGGTTATGTTAGAGGCTGAAAGAGACAAAGAGTTAGCAAGATTAAAGGAATTACGTGATGCTGCCAAAACTACTTACGAGAGTAAAGGCGGCTCTGTTTCGTCTGATAATAAATTGGATAAACAACAAGAATCTACTGCTGAAAAGCTTCGCAAGCAACAGGAGAATCTAAAATCATTGCAAGAAAAACAGGTTATTGAACGCAAACGTCAAGACGAGGATTTGGAATACCAAGCCGCCCAAGCGAGAATTGACGCAATGACTGAAGGCTCTGAAAAGGTACAAGCTCAAATGAGATTGGATCACCAGAAGGAGATACAAGAGATCCAGCGACAGAAGAAGGAATATATTCGTGCTAGAATAGAACAAGAAAAAAAGGTTTTTGACGAACAGGAGGAATTAAAAGCGAGACAGAACAAAGACTACAAGAAGAAAAACTTTGACACCTCTACTGTGACTGTTGACACTTCCATCTTTGATGAGATTACCAAGACTACCATTGAAAGACAAGGAAATGATTTAGCTGAATATTACAAAAAAGTCCTTTCCCAATATCAGGACTATGCGACTAAGCGTCTGGAAGCAAAGAAGAAGTTCGATGCTGATCTTAAAAAGTTGGAAGAATCCGGTGGTACTGAAGCGCAAAAGGCAGAACTGGAATATCAACGGGAAGAAACCTACAAGTTTATAGATAATGAATTCGCTATGCGTGAAGATACGTTCCAATCTTGGGCTGACGGGATTGCCGATATGTCCTTGGAACAGTTGAGAAAGTTATTGGTTAATGCGGAACGGGAATTGGAGCGTATGGAATTTGTTAGTCCCAATAATCCTCAATTGGCTGTTCAAAGGGCAAAGGTCGCTTCATTAAAAGAGACTATAAACAAGACAGAAACCGATACATCTCCCAATAAGCGTAGCCAAAAGGAATGGCAGGACTTGTACAAAACCCTTTCTAAAGTAGAGAAGGAATTTGGTGAGATTGGAAATACTGTAGGTGGGACGGCCGGGGAGATAATTTCAGCTGCTGGGGGTATCGCAACATCAACGCTACAAATGATTGACGGTATTGTGACGCTTGCCAATGGTTCGTCAGAGGCTATGTCTGGCACAGCACAGGCGGCATCTGCCTCTATACAAGCCGTTGAGAAAGCCTCTGTAATCTTGGCTATCATTGGTGCAGCTTTACAGATAGCAACCAAATTAGCATCTTTATTCGGGAATAGCAGTATGGAATACTACGAAAGCCTAAAAGATGAATTGGGAGCGATCAATGAAATCTATGGAGATATAATTGAGAAAAGTAAAGAGAAGATTGTATTTGGCGGTGGTTTTGCTGCTTTAGAATCATACCGGGAAGCTAACGATTTATTAGAAAGACAGATTGAAAACTACCGAAAATTGGCGGAAGCTGGAGGGGATGCCAGGAAAACAGGTTCTCATTCTTATGCTTATCGTGCCAATGAACGGCTCAGTGGGCGGAGTGCTTCCGGTAAAAGCGGTGTTGAAGCGGGAAAGGGACGTTTTGAGGACATTTCTGAGGTATTGGGAAAGAATATAACGAAAGTTCAGGACTTATACAATTTGACAGGTGAGGAGCTCTACCTTGTACAAACGAAGTTTCCAGAAGCATG